AACCCGGTCATCGGCCGTACCTCCATCAGCGGATGGGCGGCCAATTCGACGGCAGGCTTCCCCCGGCCCCTGGTCAAGCTTCTGGCAACCCCGGTCTGGGACGCTGCCGATGTCGTCAACTGGTGGCTGGACTATCGACCGATCAAGGGGTCCAAGGGCGGATCATTGAACGCTGATGACGTTCGAAAGTACACCGGTCGGGAACTACCCAGATGATCCACGGAATTCGTTGGACAACCTACACCCGGGCAACGATCAGAAAGGCAGCCTGATGGTTAACCGGATCGTGACCACCCGCCCCCGGAACATAGAAACCATTGCCAAGGTGACCAGAGCACTTCAGCTCAGGATCGCTAACCGGACATGGGACGAGATCGCCGAAATGGTCGGCTACTCCGACCGGGCAGCGGCGTACAACGCCGTAAAGCGCGAGATGGACAAGCGCCGGGAGCAGGCAGCCGAGACTGCCGAACAACTCCGAGACATTGAATCCGAACGACTCGACGCGATGGCCGTCGCCGCGATGGAGATACTGAAAACAATCCACTACGCCACGGCCAACGGGAAAGTGGTGGAGTACGACGGGCGGATATTGGAGGACGATGGTCCACGTCTGGCCGCCATCGATCGGCTGCTTCGAATCAGCGAAAGCAGGCGACGCCTGTTCGGTCTGGACTCGGCTACCAAGATCGAGGCAGCGGTCAGTGTGGCGTTCACAGTTCAGGGAATTCCCGACAATGAGCTTCCGTGACGGTTGTCCTCGGTCACTCCTATGCCCCCCGTGGTGGCTGTAGAGAGGCGTTCACCTCCAGACACCCGGAGGTTCTCCTGTCCGGGTGTGCCGGAACAGGTAAGGCGCAGCCACTAACATCCCGAGTGCTGACCCCCACCGGCGAGGTTCCGATGGGAGATCTCGCGGTAGGCGACTTGGTCATCGGTGGAGACGGACGGCCAACTCCCGTCGTAGGAATCCCGTTTGAGGGTGACGCCCCGTTGTGGCGGGTGACCTTCGACGACGGAGCTACCGTGGACTGTTCGGACGGGCATCTCTGGGCCGTCCACTGGAAGAACTCGTCCAACAAGGAGTGTCGAGAGGTTCTCTCGCTGGCTCAGATGATGGGCGCCGGACTGCGCACCCCACGCAGGGGAACACCCGTATTCTGTGTCGATCCGGTAGCCCCCGTGGAGTTCACTGAGCGGGACGTCGTTATCCCGCCATATACTCTCGGCGTCCTACTCGGGGACGGATACCTGCGGCCGGGCGAAGTGGGGTTTACATCAGGCGACCCCGAGCTAGCTGAGCGCGTGCGGTCAGAGCTGCCGGAAGGTTTTGAATTCCGGACATCAGACAAGGCGGGTAACGCGGCCAAGGCATACCGCATCGTGATGACTGTTCGGTCCCGGGTGGGAGTAGCCAAGCCCGGGTACATCAATCAGGTACCTAGTGGTAAATGGATGGTACGGAAGCGGACACCTACGTCCCCAGGTACGTATGTCGGGCTGTACCCGACCAGGGAAGAAGCAGAAGCCGCGCTAGAAACCGTGGCTGGCACTGTTACCCGGCGCTACCAGCCCAACGCAGTGCAGGCGGCGATCGAGGACCTCGGCCTGACCAACGCCCGGTCGGCCACCAAGTTCGTGCCGGATCTTTACAAGTACAACTCCGTCGATGTGCGCTGGGAAGTGCTGCGCGGGCTGATGGACACCGATGGCTACACCGAGCCACATCCCCGAAACCAGGTCAGCTACACATCGATCAGTCAGCGTATGGCGGGGGACGTTGAATGGTTGGTCGCGTCGTTAGGGGGAACCAGCAGGACCACAACGAAACAGCCTAAGGGCGGACAGCTCGCATACACGGTGTGGATCAGCTTGAATGACCGAAGTCAGGCGTTCCACCTGGCTAGGAAGCGAGACAACTGCCGGCCGCGTGTGCGCCAGGTCGTTCGTCGGATCGTGGACGCGCAGCCCTTGGGTACCGGCCCTGCACGGTGCATCACCGTGGCTAACTCGGATGGACTATACGTAACCGACCACTTCGTGGTGACGCATAACAGCAGAGCACTACTCGAGAGACTCCTGATAGTTGCCCTCAAGTACCCGGGTATGCGCGGACTGATCGTACGCAAGACTCTGTCCTCGCTCGGGTCAACAGCGCTGGTGACATGGCGCGAGCACGTTGCCAAGGAAGCCATAGCGGCCGGGGTCGTACAGTTCTACGGTGGCAGCCCGGCTGAGGCTCCCCAGTACCGGTTCAACAACGGCTCTGTCATTTCGGTGGGGGGAATTGACCGTCCGTCCAGAATCATGTCAATGGAATTGGACGTGTGTTACGTCCAGGAAGCTGTCGAATTGGATCAAGCCGATTTTGAGGCGATCACCACCCGACTCCGGAACGGGGTCATGCCCTATCAACAGATCCTTGCCGACACTAACCCGGACACTCCTACTCACTGGTTGAAGGTCCGGGCCGATCTTGGTACTACCAAGCTTATTGAGTCCAGGCATGGGGACAATCCGTTACTTGTGAACCCGGACGGCACCAGAACCCTGATTGGTGAGGCGTATATTTCTAAGCTTGACGCCTTGACCGGGGTGCGTAAGCAACGGTTGCGGCACGGTCTATGGGTGGCAACCGAAGGAATGGTTTACGAAGAATATGATCCCGCCGTGCACCTTGTCGACCGGTTCTACATTCCTCGGGACTGGGTACGGTATTGGACCGTTGACTTCGGCTTCACTAATCCGTTCTGCTGGCAGAACTGGGCCATCTCACCAGACGGGATCGCCTATCTGGACGCTGAGATATACATGACCAGGCGTACCGTGGACCAGCACGCCAAGGCGATTCTCCGGGCCGTCACCACCCGCAAGGGTGAATGGACTCAAGGCCGACCCAGGGCAATCATCTGTGATCATGACGCGGAAGGCAGGGCAGTCCTGGAGCGGGAACTAGGAATGTCCACGTCACCGGCGCGCAAGGCTGTTCTTGACGGCATTCAGGCCGTTCAGATGCGTCTGCGTGACCGTGGAGACGGCAAGCGCGGACTGTACCTGATGCGTGACGCCGTGGTTGAGCGTGACCCAGAGCTTGTCGACGCGAAGAAACCGACATGCACGGCGGACGAGTTGCCCGGGTACATCTGGGACACAGGTGCAGGTAAGTCAACCAAGGAGCAACCGTGGAAACACGACGACCATGGCGCAGACGCGTTGCGTTACTTGTGCACCGGACTGGACGAAGGCAGACCCCGCGTACGAATGATGTCGTACCGTTGACCAGACGTTCTGGTGTGCTCGGGGCCGTTGCCCGATGGGTGGTCCATCAGGGAGCGGTGAGCCTGTTTCTGACCGTCATCGGAGCGGTTGCGTTCATCGTCGCGGGGTTCAAGGTCTACGGCCCGATCGGCTGGCTGGTGGCCGGTGCATCGTGCTGGTGGCTGGAGTACCTGACACGGGACGACAGCGGGTAGTATGTTGTGCGTGGGACTGGTTGACCGTCCCGCTTGACCGCCCCGCATCGTCGGCCATCCCCCGTATGGCGCTGATCCGGGGCGGTCAGGCGTTTCACGTGAAACATTGATCGCCATCCGCCACCATCACGTGACACACTGCCCCCGTGAGGTCCCCCGGTAGGTCACTGGCGAGAATCGTCAACAGGTCGGCCGTGCCGTACGTCTCGGGTAAGTACCCTGTCAATCAACTGTTCGCCACTCCGACCCCCATGGTCCGTGAGCTGCAGTCCATGGGCAGCGTTGGGACCCTGTTCGCCATCGTCACGAAACTGTCGAACAGCGCATCCCAGGTCGACTGGGAAATGTGGCGGAAGTCCACCACCGGCAAGCCAGAGGACCGTGTTCAGGTTCGGACTCACCCGGCGCTGAACCTGTTGAATCACCCCAATGATTTCTTCACCCGTCAAGAACTGGTTGAGACCGGCCAACAGCATATGGAGCTGGCCGGTGAGACCTGGTGGGTGATCACGCGGAGTCCTCTCAGTCGGCTTCCGCTGGAGCTATGGCCGGTCCGTCCGGACAAGATGATGCCTGTTCCGGACGCTCAAGATTTCATCAGCGGGTACGTCTACACCGGACCGGATGGGAGTCAGATTCCTCTTGCCCGTGACCAGGTGATCATGTTGCGGGCACCGAATCCGATGGATCCTTACCGGGGGATGGGGCCGGTACAGACCATCCTGCCCGATCTCACGGCCTCCAACATGGCGGCACAGTACGTCGCTAATTTCTTCACGAACTCGGCAGAGCCGGGCGGCATCATCGAAGTGGACAAGCGTCTGTCGGATGACGAGTTCGACGAGATGGCCAGTCGGTGGCGGGAACAGCATCAGGGCGTGTCCAACGCTCACAGGGTTGCGGTGATCGAGCAAGGTAAGTGGATCGATCGCAAGTACAGCCTAAGAGAAATGCAATTCACCGAACTACGTACAGCGTCCTCTGAAACGATCCGAGAGGCGTTCGGTTTCCCTAAGCCGATGCTCGGTAGCGTGGATAACGTGAACAGAGCCAACGCTGAGTCAGCAGAGTATGTTTTCGCTAAGTGGCTGCTAGTCCCCAGGTTGGAACGAATCAAGCAAGCACTCAACAACGACCTGTTGCCGCTGTTCTTTCCACCCGGGGCCATCCCTGACGTCGAATTCGATTACTGTAATCCGGTACCCGAAGACGAACAGATGGAGCAAGTAGAGCGCACGTCCAAGGCAACGGCTGCCAAGACGTACATAGAGCTGGGATTCGATCCGGCCGAAGTCTTGGACATGCTCGACGTTCCGGAGTTGACATACGTCAAGCCGGTACCTCCCACCCCCACAATTCCTCCGTCGGTTGACGGCACTACTGATCCCGCAATTCCCCCGGCCGGGGCCGTCAACAGGTCTAGTCGTCACCGGCACTGGCCTACCGACAAGGCGAAGTTGTCTCCGGACCAGCACCCTGACCTGACCCCGGTTCAGGACTCATGGGAACGTCACCTCGCAGAGCTGATAACAGCTTGGACTGCGATCGGCGATGTTCAGAAGAGTGAACTCATTGCTCAGTTGAGAGACATCGTGGCGTCCGGTACGCCATCCGATCTGATCAATCTGCATGTTGCTTCCGAGGATGGGGCAGCCGCTCTGGTCATGGCCATGTCCGCTGTTGGGGCGGAGGCTGCCGGTCACGTGGTGGCAGAGGCGAAGGCTCAGGGAGTCACTGTTAATGCGGTTCCTCCGGTCGTTCACTCATTGACGGCCGGAGCGCTGGTGACGGCTGCCTTGCTGGCGGAAGGCTTGGTATTCTCAACGATTCGTGAGGCGTTGCGGGTATGGAATCCTGCCAGCACACCCGATGACGTGGCCAGGCGAGTGATGGACCAGCTCAACGAACTGACCGATGCGCAGCCGCGTGCCCAGCTTGGGGCTGCCCTCGGCCGGGCGCAGAGATCGGCGAGGATGAACACGCTCTTGGCCGCTCCCACTACTGCTTGGTACGCTTCCGAACAACTTGACAAGAACACGTGTAAACCGTGTATTCAGGTAAACGGTAAATGGCTGGGAAACTCTATCATTGAGAATGTGAATCGGCTGTATCCGACAGGAGGATACGTCGATTGCCTTGGTAGAGACCGGTGCCGGGGGATGGTTATAGGTATCTGGAGACCAAGGCAGGTGGGCCAGTGAGTACCGCGCAACGATCGTGGTTTTCCATTGCCAACGCAGGTAATGCGGCTGACCTATGGATCTACGACGAAATCGGCGGATGGGGCATTACGGCTGCCGATTTCGTCGCACAGCTAAATGAGCTGAACGTTTCCGACATCACCCTGCACTTGAATTCACCCGGTGGGAGTGTGTTCGACGGCATTGCGATCACGAACGCGCTGAGAGATCACCCGGCTCAGGTGACGGTCAAGGTTGACGCTATCGCAGCGTCCATTGCCTCAGTCATTGCCCAGGCCGGTAACGTCATTATCATGGGTCGAAATTCTACGATGATGATTCATAACGCATCCGGGCTGGTCATGGGTGAGGCAGCCGACATGCGTAAGATGGCTGACATGTTGGACGCCACTACGCAGAACATTGCTTCCGTATATGCGGACAGGGCCGGGGGAAGCCTTGAAAGCTGGCTGGAAATGATGGCAGCGGAAACCTGGTATTCCGCTCAAGAGGCTGTTGACGCTGGCCTTGCTGATGAGGTAGCCGCCTTACCGACAGAGAAAAAGGCGCACGCGATGGCCGCGAATTTCGACTTGTCGATTTTCAACCATGCTCCTACGATCGTGGCCGATGTGCCAGAACTGGACTCCGAACCGGAACCGGAGCCGGAGCCTGAGCCCAAGATCCAGACACCGTGGGACGCATCCCTGTTCAAGGCTGCCGTTCTGGCGTCCAACGCCCCTAAGATCAACTGGGATCCAGACCTGTTACGTGGGGCCGTCCGGGTGGTCACCTCCAATGCTCCGGTTCAGCCGATCAGATCGGCGCGCGATGCCCGACCGGATCTACTCCCCACCGACCCTGAACCGGAGCCGATCCCAGGCTGGTCGGGTACTGGGCTGTTTCAGGCAGCGATCGGCCTGGTCACCAATGATATGCCAGCACCCGACAATCCCCAGAGACCTATGATTCCGGTTCCCGGATTCGATCCGAACATGTTTCATCTAGCTATCAGAGAGGCGAACCGGTGACATTCACGCTCGAAGATCTAGGGCCGATCCCTACCAAGCCGTCAGAGCTTGAGGAGTGGATGGGCGACCAGGAAAAAATGACTGTCCTGGCAACTCAGGGCGGTGAGGCGTTCGGTCAGTTCATCACCAATTACGCCAGAGGCCAGATGGACCGTGACCTGTCCATCCAGAAGCAGGTCACCGAGCAGACTCAGACTGTGCTCGCGGAGTGGCTGAAGACTCAGGAGAGTGAGGGAGTCAAGCCCTCCCGACTGAACCTCACTCCGGCGCAAGTGGTTTCGGACTTCACTGCCGGGCGGAGCGGTCTGCACAACCCCAAGGCCATGGGGGCCGCTGTCGACGAGGACTATGCCTCAAGCGCTGAGTTCTTCCACACTATCTGGCACAACCAGAACCGGACGGCGGCTGTACAGAACAAGCTCGACCGGCTACGGAACGCATTCTCCAGCACCGTCCCGTCAGAGGGCGGATTCCTGATTCCGGAAACGCTGCGCTCCGAACTTCTGCGTATCGCGCTGGAAACGGGCATTGTCCGGTCCCGTTCACGAGTTATCCCGATGGAGACGCTCCGGGTTCCGTTCCCGGCCATCGACTCCACCAGCAACGTGTCAAGCGTGTTCGGCGGGATCGTTGGGTACTGGACCGAGGAAGGCGCCGCGCTCACCGAGTCGCAGGCCAGTTTCGGCCGAATCGTGCTGGATGCCAAGAAACTGACCGCCTACACAACCGTTCCGAACGAGCTCCTCTCCGACTCCATCGGCTCGTTCCAGGCGTTCATCGATCAGATCTTCCCGGAAGCTCTCGCGTTCTACGAGGACTTAGCGTTCCTCAAGGGCACCGGAGTGGGCGAGCCTCTCGGCGCGTTCAACCCGATGAACGGCTCCATCGTCTCCGTTGCCGGACGCGCCGGGCAGGCAGCAGGCACGATTGTCTGGGAAAACCTGGTTGACATGTTCTCCCGGATGCTTCCGAGCTCGCTCAACAGAGCGGTTTGGGTATGCAGCATCGACACGTTCCCGGAACTGGCGACCATGGCTCTGTCGGTCGGCACCGGTGGTTCGGCAATCTGGCTGAACAACGGTGCAGCGGGCCCGCCGATGACGATTCTCGGTCGGCCGGTGCTGTTCACCGAAAAGGCACCCGGTCTGCTGGGTACGGCCGGAGACGTCAACTTCGTGGACTTCGGCTTCTACCTGGTCGGCGATCGACAGGTCATGTCCGCCATGTCCAGCCCGCATTTCAAGTTCGGCAACGACCAGACGGCGTACCGGATCATTGAGCGTGTCGATGGTCGACCGTGGATTCAGACACCGGTCTCTCCGCAGAACGCTGGGCCGACTCTTTCACCCTTTGTTCAGCTCGCCACGCGCTAGGTTCCTCGACCGGCACCATCGGACTCACGTCGGGCAGTAACGCCCCCGACACAACGAAAGGTATCCAATGGCAATCGAACAGCTCGGACGCCAGTTCAACCTGGCAACCAGCGCAACCACGGCCGGGGTACGTGTCGCGCTGCGCAATCACGCGGGCATCGGCATTGTACTGATCGGAGCAACTTCCGGAGCGGCCACCATCAGCGAGGCGAACGCGGCTTCCGGTGGCACGTCTCAGGTTCTCCCGGTCATCACCCGGTACTACACCCAGGCGTCCGGACTCTGGACCAAGGTCACCCAGGCGGCCGGTTCCACCGTCACCGCCGCAACAGGTGGCCTGCTGTACGTGTACATCGGTGGTGAGTCCCTCAGCGACGGATTCACCTACATTTCGGCCAGCCATGCCAGCGGCTCGTTCGTCTACATCCTCGGTGATCCGGATGTGCAGCGCAAGCCGTCCAACCTTCGGGCGGTGACAGCGTGACTACCCTACTCAAGGGTGCGGACGTCCTTACCGGCGTCCTCGGCTTGTCGGTCAGCCGTGCCGCTGCACTTCAGCCAGCTACGGCGTACGGTGCCCTGTTCACGATCACCGGGGGAAAGGTACTTGTGACATCCCTGGTCGGTGAAGTGGTTGTCGCTCTCCCGGCCACCACGAACACGGTCAAGGTCACGGGTACTCCGACATCAGGATCGGCT